ACAGACAGAGTTTGTTCGTCCAGAAGATTTGGATGCACGCTACGCTTTGATTATGTGCTACGGTAACCTCACGGTCCGTAACCGTAAGAAGCAAGGCAAACTTACCGCTAAGACCGCTTAATTAACCACTAACAAAACTAGGAGAAAATACAATGCCATTAAAAGGTAACGACACAGACGGTGCGGTAACACGCAAGCGTCTTGAAAACTATATTACAGCATCAGAGAAGGTTACAGCAGTAGCCATCACCGATGCAGCAACACCGACAGCAGCACAACTACTTACTAGTAAGTTGTTTGTTGCGACACCAACACAAGACACAACCTTCACCCTGCCAACAGCCGCACTTGTGCTCGCTGCTTTGACAGATGAAGCAGTTGGAACTTCGTTTGAGTTCACAATCGTGAACCTTGCAAGTTCTTTTGAGATTGTTGTTACAACCGCAACTGGTTGGACAATCACTGGTGGTGGACTGATGACAGTATTTGATGGTACTTCAGCAACATTCCTTGCTGTTGTAACTTCAGCATCAGCAGTACAGTTGTACCGCAAAAACTCTGGTGGTGCAGTTAAGTAATTAATTTGTTTGGGTGGGGGGATAAAAGCCCCTCACCCGACATAATCAATATAGGAGAACCATGCCAGTTAAGTACCGTATTTTGTCCTCGCATGCTGATGCCAAGCCAAAGGCTGGCATCAAAACATCCAACTACCCTAAGGGCAAGAAGTCCAAAGGTAAGTCTGTTAAAAAAGGTTACTAATGCCTAAGATTCCAAATCCGTTTGATAAACCAAAAAGAGTCGTCAAAGGTAAAGGTTACGCATTTAAACCGTATGGTGATTATGGTCAAGGACCTAACATGCCTTCAAAAAGGTTAGCAGTGGGGCAAAAACGCAAAGGTCCTAAGGCTGGTGTTGATAATCGTCCAACTGAGCGTGTGACACCACCCAAACGAAAAGCACGACCAATGCCAATGCCAAAAGGTCCTAAAGGTAATGGTCCAAAAGCACGCCCGATGCCAATGCCACGAGGTCCTAGCAAACGGATTAAACCACGACCAATGCCAAAAGGTCTTAAAGATATGCTAAAAAGAAAACCATAATCATGGCTGCTAAAAAACCTAAAAGCAAACAAGGTGACGAGTTACTTAAACTGCTAACCAGTGTTGTAAACAGAGCCATGAAAAACGGTGCACCTGCACTAGTTAATCAACCAGTAAAGAAAGCAGCCAAAAAGGCTGCATCTCCTAAAGTCCAACAACAACTTGCTCGTAGCATGACGAAGCGCCGTGCTATGGCTAAGACAGAAAGTATGGCTAAAAAGTATTATGGCAAGTAAGCCCCGTAAAGCATTTGATGGTGTAGGTCGTCCCCAAGGCTTCATTGATGATACCATAGTTGGTGCCGCTAAGGCGATTGGTAGGTCTATTAAAAAAGATTACACGATTGCCCGAAAGGCTAGAGTAATAGAAAAATTTATAATAGACGAAAAAATGGCTAGGTCCCCTGAGGGTATTCGTCGTATAGCAAAACGCCGTGCTAAGGCTCAAAAACCACCGATGCCAAAACAGTTGCCAAGTATCAAAGGTAAAAATCCTCGTCCAAAACCAGATATGGGAAATCCAAAAGCACCGACAACTGCTGATGTAGATAGAATTTTGTCAAAAGCCAATGCTGAGCGAACGGCTGTTGAAGCAAAAAAGTCTGCACAAAAAAGAATGAGTCCGTATTATAAAACTTCTAAAAATTCAAGGAACTATCGTGGCTAGTAAAAAGAAACCAAACATCAAAATCCCGTTGGATGACATTGTTCGGAACGCTATTCGTGCCGCAGGTAAGAAAAGCCGAAAGATTGGTCAAGCGGTCAAAAAGGCTGATTCTGCTGCTGAAGCAAAAAGGTATGCAGAGTTTAAGAAAGGTCGCCCAAGTATTGCTGACCGTGCAGCGAAGCGTGCCGAACGACTAGATGCCGAAACACGCTCAAAGGGTGTTACTGCTTTAAACAGACAGTATGACAGAATTGTTAAAAGTGAGCAAGTGAATAAGCGTATTGCTACGGGTGGCGATGACACTATTTTTGGTATCCGTGAAAGCAAAGGTAAACCGATTACCCCTAGGCAGATTAGACAGGCACAAGAAAAATCTAAGGGCATGAAGAAGAATATTCCTGAGTTTGTTAAAAAACAGAAGGGCATGTCGGAAAGCCAAATCATTGCTCAGGCTGCTAAGAAGCAGAAGCGTATGGATGAAGCCAAGGCTGCTGGTGGTGTTAATGCTCCTAAAAAAATTGCGAAGCGTCAAAGTGACCGTGCTGCTAAGGCTAAAGAAGCGATTAAGAATCGTAAAAAGAAGAAGTAGTTGTGGCTAGGAAGCCTGCTAAGAAGTCTCAGGGTTTTGATTTGGATGCTTTGTTGAAGTATCTTGGCATGGCTTCAGGTAACCTTCCAAAAGGTACTCAACCTAATATGGCAAACCAATTTGGTGCTTCTGCTAATGCTGCTGTTTCACAGGGTATTGTCAAAAATACTGGTAAGGCTGCAAGAGGGTTGGATTTATTAACTACTGGTGGTGTTGGTCAGTTGGGTTACGATTTGGCTACTGGTAAAAAGATGTCCAAGAAACAGTTGGCGCTTCAGGCGGCATACATTGGTTCAAACTTTGCGCCGTTAGGTAAAATTGCTAAGTTGGGTGGTCCTAGTGTAAAAACTGGTCGCCGTGTTGTGGATTCCGCTAAACAGTTACGGATGTTGCAGATGCTATTGGGTGGCGAATAACCCTATTTGGGAACAGATACAGCATTTGTGATGACTACAGATGCCCCTCCTACAGCAGTTCAAGCCCAAGCGTATTATGGTACAAAAGTTACTGGATACCGTTTAGCCCACACCGATGGCGCCCGTCAGGCGCCCCCTAGTGGACCTTATTTGGGTCGTGAAGGCAAGTGTTCCGCTAACGAGGACAGTTGTGAGGGTTTTGCCATTAAGGGTTCCGAGTTTTGTGTTGGGCATACCCGTAAGGCTGTTAAAACTAAAAAGGTTTCATAATGGCTTATGTAGCCCAGACTGCTGCCACGATTCGTGGGTTTGTCCGTGATATAACGGATTTGGATACTGCCGATTTGCCAGACAGTTTGTTGAATATGTATATTCGTGACGGCTATTATCGTATATTGGATTTGGAGAAGCGTTGGAAGTTTCTGGAGGAAACTTTTACTTTTAACACAGTTGTAAACCAGCGTGCTTATACGGTTGCCAATTTTACTGCTGACCCTATTCGTGAAGTTATTTCTATTGTGGATAACACCGCTATTGGTACCCGTTTGGATATGGTTGGTCATGATATGGCTGAGGAAACCTATGTGGGTACTTACGATATTTCGGGTAATCCTTTGTTTTATTCTATTTGGGATGGGCAGATTCATTTGTATCCAAAACCGAACGATGTTCGGACTTTGACTTGTCGTGGTTATCGTGAGCCTACGGATTGGTTTACAACATTAGGTAATGTTGATGCGTCTAAGAATTTGCATTTGCCTTTGGTGTATTATGCTTGCAGCCGTATTTATCAGCGTCTTGAGGACACTGGTATGTCTGCCGAATATAAGCGTGCGTTTGATGAGGGCGTTGCGTTGGCACGAAACGCCGAAATGAAACCAGTTAGTCACGCCCATTTGATATTGGCGCATGGACAAACTCGTGGCAGACCAACCTTCAAGGGTTGGATGCAGCAACTTGGAAGAACTTTAGGTAACTAATGACTGTCGGCATTTTTGAGCAACAGGACTTTACTGGTGGGTTGAATCTTCGTGCTGACCAGTTTCAGTTGGCTGAAAATGAGTCTCCTAAGATGTTGAATGTTGATGTGGACCCTAGAGGCGGTGTGTTCACTCGTGGCGGCTATACAGCGATTAATAGCAGTGTTATTGCTAGTTGGAATCCTCATCGGTTGTTTCGGTTTGATGGTGATGCACCACAAATAATGTTGTCTAACAGCACCAAGGTTTATCGTTCTACTGGAAGCAATTTTTCTACTTTGCAGTATTCGTCTGGTAACGATATTGCTGTTGGTTCTAATTTTGGTGCAGGGTTTGCTCAGTGGGGTAAAACTTTATATATTTCTACTGGCACTAGCGGTAACGGTGGCTACAAATACGAGTCTGCTAATACTTATGCTACTGCTTTGACGGCGAGCGGTCCTACTTTTCAACCGTATGTTACCCCAACTGCTGGTTTTATGCCGTGTGCTAAACATCTTGCTGTCCATGCTAATAAAATGTTTGCTGCTAATACTATTGAGAACTCTGTTGAGTTTCCGAATCGTGTGCGTTGGTCGCACGATTCTTTACCTGAGGATTGGATGACTGATGACTATATTGATGTGGAGGGTGGCGGGAATGGTGTTACTGGTTTGGCTGTGGTTTCTGGTCAGTTGGTAATTTTTAAACCTAGAGCCATTTTTGTTTTGTTTGGTTACGATTCAGCAAGTTTCACTATTGTTGAGTTATCTAACCATCTTGGTATTAACACTCCTCGTAGTTTTGCGCAGTCTGATGTGGGTGTATATTTTTTTTCGTATCCTGAGGGGTTTCATTACTATAATGGTTCTAGTGTAAAAAACATTTTTAACCAGTTGCAACCGATTATAGATTTAAACTATTTGGATGTGACCACTAAACCTGTTGATGTTTCTTGGGTTAATAGCCGTGTGTGGTTTGGTGTGCCGTATTCTACGACTGGTTCTGCCGCCACTAAGGTGACGGTCAATTTTGTTTATGACCCTTCTATTAATGCTGCTGGGACATACACGATGTTTCAGTCATCTGATTCGTATGGGCTTGTTGGTGGTATTAACTGGGAGAACTCTAGTGGTGTGTCTTTTGGTTTGATGTGTCATGCAAATATTGGGCGTGTTGTTTCTGTAGATAATTATGAGGAGCAGCAAGACAACTTGGATGGTACTGCAAGTAGTTTTGTTACCCGTTATCGCACTAAATGGTTTGATGCTGGTTCTTATATTCAAAAGAAGATGTTTCGCAGACCTGATTTTGTTTTGAAGGAACCTAATGCAAGTACCACTATTACGGTTGATGTGTACCACAATTTTGATGAGGCTGAAGGTAATCAGCGTAGGACTTTTAATTTGACTTTGACTCCTGATACAACTGCGATGGCTTGGGGTTCTGGTTTGTGGGGTACTGGGTTGTGGGGTGCTGGTGCCGCTAGCGCTGTTGTTGTCACTGGTTCTAATCTTGGTTTGGCTAGATGTGTTCAGTTGGAGTTTTCTGGCGAACTGGGTAAAAGATGGGGTATTAACAGTATTGGTTACAAATTTCAATCACGAAGGGTTAAGGGTTAATGGCTACACTTTCTATTCCTTATAGTTTTGTTAATGGTACTACTGCTGTCGCAGCAGAAGTTAATGGAAACTTTACTGCTGTCAAAACTTTTGTTGAGGCTCTTGCGGCTGGGACAAACATTGATGCTGGTGCTATCACTAGCGGTTCGTTGTCTGCGACTGGTGTTGTTGCTGGCGCATATACGACAGCGAACATTACGGTTGATTCGCAAGGTCGTTTAACAGCAGCGGCATCAGGTACCAGCGTTACTGGTGATAGTGACCAAGTTGTGTTGGGTTCGCAGGTGTTTGGATAATGGCAGAAAATTTGAATCTTCCTCTGATTAACATTCTTACTAGTGTTGATGCGGATGTGTTGCGCCAAATTTTTACCGATATCAGTAAGAAAGTAAATGAAATGAATGACGAGTTAAAAACATTGAAGCAGGGCTAAAAGCATTATGAGCATGATGGACAATTATGGTGATTATGGGTTGGCTGAGGCGTCTGCTTTGCGCCGCCGTCAGCGTGGTTCGTTGGCTAATCAGGCTGCAGCGTTTCAGGGGCAGAAGCGGGGTAAGCGCCGTCTTGAGGATGTTAGCCGTGTTTACACTGAGGGTTATCAGCCGTTGGCGTCTAGTTTTGGTCAGCGTGGTTTGGGTGGTGCAAATGTTAAGTCGGGTATTCGTCGTTCTGGTCTTAGTCGTTATGCGGAGAAGTTTCAACGGGATTTGGGCGCTGAGACACAGAACATTCAGGATGATTTAAATAATGTTGCGATGCGTGAGGCTGATGAGCAGGCGGAACTTGAGGATTATATTGCTCAGTTGCGTTTGCAGAAGGCTCAACAGATTATGGCTACGGCTGCTAGTTTGCAGCAGTATGCCTCTTATTAGGAACATGTAGGAGATTATTGTGGCAGTTAAAAAAAAATCACCAACAAAACAACCGCCGAAAGGTACTCAGTCTGAGGCTGACCGTCTTTCTGCTGTGGCTCGGGCTTACGGTCTTAGTTCTTCGGGTGAAATTATTGCTGGTAAAGGTGGTCCAGTTACTGGTGGTAAATATACTCCTTCTCCTGAAGCCAAAAAGCGTATTTTAGAAACACAATCTGACCGTGCTAAGGCTCAAGCAGATTTTATTAAAAAGCAACAAAAATCTGAAGAAAAGTTTGGTCCTAAAACTGGTAGAACTGGTAGTGGAAGTAGTGCTTTGACTGAAGCACAAAAGTTATCCAATGAACTTGCTCGTCTTAAAATTCAAGCCGAATACGATAAGGCTGACCGTGAAGCACAAAAAGTATTAGATGACCGTGCAGCGTCAGCACAAGAGAAAGCAGATGCAACTGCTGAACGACAACGCAAATTTGCTGCGTTGTCTGAGGTTGCAAATGTTTATGCTAGTCAAGGTGCGGAAACAGATGCGTTGTATGGTGGACAGTTAGAGGATTTGCCGTCACGCCGACAAACAGATTTGGACGCTTTGCTTCAGGCTGTTAGCGCTGGTAAGGAAACTATTACTGGTGCCGAAAACCAGTTCTTGTCCTCGCTTGTTGCGCCACAGGCGTACTCTAATGTTCCGTTAGTAGATTTTTCTACAGCCCAACCCGTTAATCCTTTGATGGGTGCGTTGGGTGCTGAGGGTGCTGGTACTGCTGGGGTTACTGGTCAGTCTGCAATGGATGCGCAGTTGGCTGCGCAATATGCACAGTTGGCTAGAAGTTCTGCTCAACAGTTGAATACTGGTTCACAAAACTATTTGGCAGCGTTGCGTAATGCGGGGACAGGTGCTGCTGCGGCTGGTCGCCAACAATTAGGTATGGGTCAAAACATTTATCAGAATCAAATTAACACTAAGTATTCG